CAGGATATTAACGAATTTGATCAAAAAGAGTTTGACAAAATGAGTCTTAGTACATTATTAACACCAGGAAGAAATAATGGCGTTCATAGTATGTTAAAAAAGGTTAGATTCTATGCAAAAAAAGAAGATAATAAAGTGGCTGTTTAGATCCTATGTTGTGTGGTCTTTATCTTTAGATGCTAGTATAGTTTTAGGTATATTCTACTACTTTTTTCTAAGATAATACGCCTACTACCCAAAGCGTTCCAAAAATTATATAGGCTATTGTTACTGGTTCCATTTTTCTTTTGCTCTTAATGTCCAAGCTTTCATTGCTTCCTTAGATATTTTTTCATCAACTAAATTAGCTCCCTCTGGTATTTCATTATATAATTTTAACACTTCTCCATCATCACTTATTTCTACATAAGCGGGACCACAAAAGGCATCCTTAGGAAAATCTTTATTTTTCTTTAACATACGTTTTTCGTATAAACATTCACCCGCATTAGCCATAGGAATATATTGTGTCATTTGTGTTTCCTGGTCATTCATATTTCCAAATACAAATAAAATTATAACTGCAACAATTTTCATTGAGTTTCTCCATTGGCTCTAACTTTGTCCTTGAGCAGTTCCACGTCTTTCTGCATTTTCGTTACCTGCTCTTTTAGGAACTCAATATTCACTTTATTATGCATCATACTCTCAAGTTCTGCTTCCATCGTAGCATTTTTTGTCCCAAGCCATTCCAAAATCATTGACTGCTCCATATCCACAGGCGTTTGCTCAGCTTTTTTTAATAAATCTGCTTCCATTAATTGTTTAGCAGTTTCTAATTCTGTAATTCTCTGGATCAGGCCAAAGTACGCCCACGTTCCTACGGCTACCAGCGTGATAAGGCTAACAACTGTTTTAAGGGGCATTTGCACGTTGGTGCTATCTGAAATTTTCATTACGATGCTCCTAAAGGATTTTCTAATGCTCTTTTAATCCTTTTATCTATTTTTTCTTCTAGCTCTTTTTGTGCTAGTTTTATTTTTTCTTCTAATTTTTTCATGTCTCCTTCAAGTGTATCAATAGTATCTTTAAGATCTTTTGCATTGTCTCTAGAATCTTCTTTTACTTGTTGTTCAACATCATTAACAATTGACTCTACTCTGCGCACATCTTGACGTAGATCATTCTTAAGTTCATTGGCTACATCAGATACTAGTCTTATTTCTTGCATCATCATTTCCATTTCACCCATTAACATTTCAATTTCTGTTTGTAATAGATCTGTCTTACTAGACATTTCTTCTTTTGTTAGCGCAATGTTCTTATCAAATTCTGATAGATCCGGCGCTACATAATTCTGTATTTGTTCCTTCATATTAAGGTAGTCTTTGTAAAATTCAAATCCACCCCATAATGCACCACCAGCTGTGGTTAAAGCCGTAAGTATGACAAATATCTTGCCACCTCTAAATTTTATACCACCTACTTCTACTTCTGCCATTGAGAATCCACCATGTCATTCATTAATCCATCGCTGCCTGCAAATAACAAATAAGCTGCAATGTTATTATCTGATATGGTTGTATCAGGTAATGTTATATCTGTAAAGAACCCAGCACGGTCACTTAATGCCTGCTGGGTTTCAAAAAATGTCTTTGTATTACCAAGAACTTGCATGACTATAAGGGTTTTTGTTTGATTTGCTGAGTCATATTTACCCTTATCTCCCATTTTTTTAACAATTTTTTTAGCAGCTTTCTCTTTTTGCTGTTGTTTTTTAATGGGTTTTTCTACAGGCTTCTCCTTGTCTTCAGCCTTATCTTCTGATTCATCCATATCGTCTTCGCTTCCTTCATCCTCAGAAGTCTCTGATGGGCTTTCTTCAGCCTCTGGCTCCTCCGCCACATCTTCACTAGGTTCTTCTGCAGGTTCTTCAGTTTCTTCAACAGGTTCATCATTGTTTGTTTCCTCCATTTCAGGTTCAGCTTCTGGTTCAGGCTCAGTCATAGATTCTTCCATCTCCGGTTCTGTTTCAGTTGCTGTTTCAGGTTCCATCTCCGGTTCAGGCATATCCATCTCCGGTTCTGGCATGTCCATATCTAATTCTGCCACTTCCATTTCTGGTTCAGGCATATCCATATCTGGCATGTCAATATCCATTTCCATCTCTAATTCCATTTCTAATTCTATTTCCATACTAGCCATATCCATTTCCATTTCAGGCAT